CCGGCGCGCCGTCGAGGTCGACCTCGGCCGTGTCGAGGCTCGCGAGGGCGGTGCGCGTCTGGGTCGCGTTCCAGCCGGTCCACCAGCGCAGGTCGTCGACCGTCGCGGGCCCGAACCCAGCAGCCAGCGGCGGTGCTCAACAGGCGCCCTTCGAGCAATCCCTGGCTGGGAAACAGAAGTGGTGGGTGGTTAAGCCGATGAATTTCCTGAAATTAAACCAAGGTTGGCTCTACGTCAACCCGCAATCGATCACGAAGGTCGAAAAGGGTGCTGATCGGCTGATTGTGACCTTGGCAGATGGCGCCAAGCACGTCATTACCGACCAATCGGAAATCCAAGCCGTTCTCGCAGTCGTAAATCCGAAACCGGCGGCCCCTGAAACCGTGTATTTGAACGAAAACGCTGGAAAACCGGTGAAAAAGGCCGCGAAATGACGCTTCAGGACGCGATTACGCAACGGGACGCCATGTTGCAGAATCTCGGCATCAGCAAGGCGCAATATCAGGGGCGTTCCTTCGAATTCCCTACCGGTGACGCGCGAATCAAGGAACTCGCGTACCTCGAAGACCTGATTACCCAGCTCACGAATCAACAAGCCGGCGCGAAAAGCAGCCGATGCACGTACGGCAGCTTCAACCGCGGCTAACTACTTCTTCCCCCATCCCATGAATCCAAACTGGCTCGACCGGGCCATCGGCTCCATAGCTCCGCAATGGGCATTGGAACGCGCCCGGGCACGGGTTGCTCTGCGTTACACCCAGGCGACGGCAGCGCAATTCCGTTATGAGGGCGCCCGGAGTGGCCGTCGCACCGATGGCTGGACTGCGGGCGCATCCGACGCCAACGTCGAGCTTATGGGGGCGCTCGTGTGGTTGCGCGATCGTTCCCGTGATCTGGTTCGCAACAATCCGTATGCAGTGAAAGCGATCGAAGAACTAGTAGGCAATACCGTCGGGACTGGAATCACGCCCCAAGCGAATACCGGAAACGAGGAACTTGACCGGTTCATTGACAACGAGTGGCCTTACTTCGCTGAGAAGTGCGATACGCCGCAGCGCATGGACTTCTACGCCATGCAGGCCCTCGTCACTCGCACGATGGCGGAGTCCGGCGAGTCGATCGTGCGCTTTCGACCTCGTCTCCCGAAAGACAATCTTCGGATTCCCTTACAGCTCCAGATTCTCGAGTCCGACTTCCTTGATCATTCCCGCACGATGGGAACACTCAACGGGAACGTCATGCAGGGGGTCGAGTTCGACTTGATTGGCCAGCGAACAGCCTACTGGCTTTTCTCGCAACATCCGGGCGGCGTCCTAATCCTCAACCCGCGTGGCGGGATTATTTCGCAGCCGGTTCCGGCCGATCAGGTCATGCACATCTACAGGATGTTGCGGCCCGGGCAGGTGCGCGGGGTACCGTGGCTTGCTCCCGTTATGATGGCGCTTCGGGACCTGGACGATTATGCCGATGCGGAGCGGGTTCGCAAAAAGATAGAAGCCTGTCTGGCCGGGATTATCACGCAAGCCGATGGCGATCCGATGGGAGCGACCTCAACCGATCCGCAAACCGGCAACATGATCGAGTCGTTTGAACCAGGCATGATCGCGCGGCTTAAGGCGGGCGAAGATATCAAGTTCATGCAGCCGGCCGCTGCCGGTGGGTACCGGGAGTACAAGGTCACGGAACTGCAAGCGATCTCTTCTGGTTCCGGTGTCCCCTACGAGAACCTAGCGTCCGATATGTCTCAGACGACCTACACGAGTTATCGAGCCGGTCAGCTCGGGTTCAGGAATACCATCGAGGCATTCCGATGGCTGACTCTCATACCAATGTTCTGCCAGCCGGTTCGCAAGCGCTTTATTGACACGCTGGTGCTCGTCAATAAGATTCCAGCCAAACTGCAACAGGATCAAGGGCTTAACCTGTACGGCACAACCTGGACCGCGCCAAAGTGGGAATCCGTAGACCCTCTCAAGGACGCGAAGGCGGAAGTGCAACGGATCCGGACCGGGACCGAGAATTTATTCTCGGCAATCTCAGCGAATGGCATCGATCCTCGCGATCAGTTGGCACAAATCTCCCGGATAAACAAGATGCTCGACCAATTGGGCATTGTTCTTGATTCCGATCCGCGACAGACGAACATTCGCGGCGTTGGCCAGCCGCAAGACTCGGAAGAGATCAAGCCTACGAAGAAGTCCAGCCAGGAGCAAAACCAGGCTGATCAAGAAGACGACGATATCAGTCAGTTCACTCGCCGTGCGCCTCGTCGGAGCTGGGATTCCCCCAGCCGCAGCTACGTTGCGTAAGAGCTAACCACAAAAACAAAGGAAACATCATCAATGGCAGAGAACGAAGTTCTGTCTGTCTCTGTGCTCGAAGAGCGCTTTGACGGAGGCTCGGCGGTGGCCATCGTTCCCACCAGCGCCAACGCGACCGATCGAACGGTCGACGTGGTTTGGTACGGCGGCGCTTCGGTTGGCCGGATCAATCAGAAAACCGGCGCTCCGTACAAACTGCGTCTCGATATGTCGGGTGCCAATCTGGACCGCTTGAATGCGGGCGCTCCAGTGTTCGACAACCACATGAGCGGTAGCGATTTCGCTTCGGTGATGGCGGGCACGGTTGGAACCAAGGCGCAAATTGGCGTCGTACTCAAAGCGTGGAGCGAAGGCAATACTGGCCGCGCCACTTTGAAATTTGCTCAAGATCCGCAGTCCGATGCGGTCTGGAACAAGATCTCGACCGGGATTATTCAGAACCTCAGCTTCGGGACCTGGATTTTTGACATGCAGCCGGACGAATCCGTAGGCCCAAAGGGGTTTGCGGCAGACGACGAGGAGCAGGAGGGACCGCAGAGCTTCGTAGCAACGAAGTGGGAACCATTTGAGGTTTCCCCGGTCTGTGTGCCCGCAGATTTTAGTACAGCTTTTCTTGCGGCGGAAGTTGCGCCGCAGGTAATCACCATCACCAACAATTCTCCGGCCGAACAGCCGGAAATCATGCGGGCACCCGCCCGAGAGGAGCAATCACCTGTAATGGAAACACAAACCCATCAGGCACCGGGCATTGAGGCCCGTCCAGAAGTTAACGTAGAGGCGCTTCGTCAGGAAGGCATTCGTGCCGAACGTGAGCGCGTTCAATCGATCCAGCTTGCGGCTAAGCCGTTCGCGGCCCAACTCGGTGAAGAGTTCACCGGTTTGCTGATCAGCGAAGGTCTGTCGGTCGAAGCCAGCCGTCAACGGATTCTCGAGAAATTGGCGACAACCGCCAATAAGCCAGAGATCCGCGGCGAAGTGTCCATCACTCGCGACCAAGCAGACAGCCGCCGCGAAAACATGGAAGCGGCACTCCTGTTCCGGGCTGACCCCAGCAAGCACGCCGATAAGGCTGATAAAGCGCGTGACTATGCAGGCATGACCTTGCTTGAGATGTCGCGCGAATCGCTCGAAGCCATTGGGGTGAAAACGCGGGGCATGTCGAAGCAGGATATCGCCGCGGCTGCTCTCAGCGGCCGGTTTGGCAGCGCCGGGCATTACTTTGCCAGTGCACAAGCATCCACTTCGGACTTCCCGAACATCCTTGCGAACGTCGCGAACAAGTCCATGCGGCAGGCTTATGAAGCTTTTCCGCAGACCTTCCGTCCGTTCTGCCGGATGGTGAGCGCTGCTGATTTCAAGCCCATTAACCGCGTGCAGCTCTCTGACGTGGCGGCCCTGCAACCCCTGAATGAGAACGGCGAGTACCATCGCACCAATCCTTCCGATACGAAGGAATCCTACAGCCTTGCTACCTACGGCGAAGTCGTGGCGATTACCCGCAAGGTGATCATCAACGATGACATGCAGGCATTTACCCGCATTCCAGCGCTGCTCGGTCAGGCTGCTGCAACTCTCGAGTCCAATACGGTTTGGTCGCTGATCACAACCAATGGCAATATGAGCGACAGCGTAGCCGTTTTCCACGCCAACCACGCCAACCTGAACACCGGCGCAGGCAGCACTCTCGGGACGACCGGCCTGGCGTCAGCGCGCGCTGCGATGCGTTTGCAAACCGCCCCGAAGGGCATGCCCCTCAATCTGACCCCGCGTTACCTGTTGGTTCCGGCTGCCCTTGAGCAGACGGCCGATCAGCTGGTTAGCCCGATCAACATCGCGTCCAGCGATGTGACGAAGGTTGTCCCGACCTGGATTCGCAGCCTCAATCCGATCGTGGAGCCCCGCCTCGAT